CAATCTGTCGTTACATATTTCAAAACATCTGCCTGTTGAACTTCATACATAAATTTCCAACGATACCCATCATTAGCTCCGTCAACAATACCAGAAGATTGTCCAGTAGGTTTATCTGTAGAAGTAGCTCCTCCATTATTACTAATACACTTATATACATTATACTGATCTGTCATAACAAAAAAGGTCTGGTCAATCTGGTCAGCTTGCAAATGACTATATTCAGTATAAACTGTTCCTGATGTCCAATCAGTCCTCTTAACCACATGAGATACATCAGATTGATTAATTAGTTTAGCAGCAATCATATCATTATGATGAATATAAGGTGCCTGTGTCGTATCTATAGGAGTTGGAATTACAGTATCAGATGGTGTAGTTTCTGCATATTGACCTAGACTTGCACCAGACCAAGCATCTGCTTTTCCTATCATTAAATACATTTTATTAGTTGAAAACGAGCCAATAAATGCATCTGCATTGTAAGTTCTAAACGCGTTTGTTATAATTGCTGGCATAACTAAAATCCTCTTGTTTAATTGTATTTATAATATTTATACAATACTTATGTGACTATTCATTGTAATTTTTGTTTTTTCGTTCCTTGTAGTAATATATTTTTCAATCGGTTCATCTTTAAAATAATTAATCGTATATTCATTACTACCCAAAGCTGTAGATAATGTACTATATCCGCATTGTTTCTTAAATTTATTATCGTCTAAATTTTTACGAATCGGGCCTAATTTTAATGCACCACCAATACCACTTGAAATCTGTCCCCAATCAACATCAGAAGATAAACCCAAATCTGTAATTACACCATAATTATCAGCTGTAATCATTGCTTGCTGAACATATAACCAATCTTCACTATCCGCAACACTCAAAAGAATGATTGGCATATCTATTTCATATATATGCCAATCAGAATGTCCTCCCTGTCCATTCAGGTAACCATTATGTGGCCACGCACTACCAGAAGGCCATTCTACTAAATTCTGATATAACTGATTATTTAATCTTACTGCTGGACTAATATCACCATCATGGAATATAATCGTATATGGCCAGTAATGAACATACGGTGCTCTGAATGCTGTTTCACCTGGTATAACTTTTAACTTGGTGTCTAATAATCCTGTAATTAATGTCCTACCAAATAGTGCAAGTCCAGCTGGATGTACTAATCGTTTAACATAATCTCTCCACTTGTCAATCGTATTACCAGATTTTATTTCATAAGAAAATGCTTGATAATAACTACTATCTTGAATATAGTTTGCAGCAGAAATTTGTCCATCATCACCAATCCATCTTGTTGCGTGTTCATCTTCATATCCACTAATAATTGCAACACCTGTTGCAGTACCATCACCCTTAGAAGAAAAATCTAAAGTTGGTGCTTGTGTATAATGAAATCCGTTATTAACAAGTTTTAAAGTTTTCACTCCACCAATACCAGAACCACCTAATGTAATATTTACACCAGAACCAGTTCCACCACCAGAAATAGTCGGAGTTGATTTATATCCAGAACCACCATGTTCAAGTTCAACAGTCTGAATTACTCCAGAACCATTTACAGTCTTAACAAGTACACTACACGTTCTTCCATCAATCTCAAGTTTATCTGTATTGTTAATTGTCAATTTATCACCAACCACATATCCTGTTCCACCAGATACAATAGTTGATGTAGTAACACTTCCTGTCGTTAAGCTTTTAACTAAAAATAAAGCTCCTGCAGCACCCGTTCCACCACCAGTAATAGTAATACTATCATCAACACTATAATTATTTCCAGCATTGGTTATAGTATAACCAGTTACCATACCATCCAAAGTAAACGTATTAGTTCCGTCTGTAACAGTTTCAGCTGAAAGAAATGTTCCAACAACTTTTGAAAGATAAATAGTAGAAACTTCAAAAGCTCCTATCATTTCTTTCAATACTAATTCAACAACACCAGTAGAACTAGAAGTTCCACCAGTAATTGTTTTACCAACAAAAGTAGAAATGGCTCCTGTCCCACTTGTATCAACACATCTTAAAATTTTATCAGATGAATATCTACCATCTGATACACGCAACATATCAACAGATGGATAATAAAATTCAATCTCCTCTTTATATAACAAACGAAATAAAAATTGAAATGATTTCTCACTACCTTTAGAACGATAAAAATCACGAAGCCGTTTTATTACATGAGGTTTATTTGCATTAATAAATACGGCCTCTGGAACATCTTTACCAAATTGATTTTTAAAATATTGTAAAAAAGTATCAACCGTTTTATCAATATTAAAATAATTATCCAAATTACCAATAATCTCATACGGCTTACCTGTTTGTTCCATATACTCATAATAAGCTTCCAAGAAAGCTACAAAAGTAGGATGATCTTGTTTTACAAAATCTGGTAACTGCCCTTCTACCTGAACAGAAATACGTTCATCAAATGAAGGATGTATTGGAAGATTTGGATTACTTGCCATATTATATTATTGTTTCTGAAACCATATTAATAGTTATCGCTTCTGTATCAGATGTATCAGTAGTTAATATTTGTTCTCTTAATGGTGTAACATCTTGATTATTAACTAATGGTGTTACAGTAAATTTAATACTTGTTGAACCATCTGAAATTGTATATGGATTAAAATTATTTAGTACAATTTTACCAGTATCATAATCTATTGTACCCTGATTTTGTGAACCATCTGCTATAGTAAAATATAGTGCAGGACTATCCACACTAACAGTTCCTGTACCAGCAGTATATGTTGTTCTTGCAACTTTAATTATACCTGCACCATCATCTACCAAAGAATATGTATTACCATCACTCATTGTAAATGCTGTAGTAACAACTGTGCTTTTTGTTAATGGTGCATTAAATTCTAAAGTATAAGTAGAAGTTGTTCCAAGAGATGCAGGAGTAACTTTAACTTGATATTTGATTGTTGTTTTACTATTTCTTATAGACGTATTTGTATTATCTATATCTTTAGTTAAAACTGAATATCTAAATTTTTGATCGAATTTTTGTAATGAGCTTGTAAAATAACTTGTAATAGATATATTTACTAATGTTTTTAACTCATCTTCAGTTATTAATAAAGTAACAGGATCATAATTAATTGTAGTATCTACAATTATATAATAAAAAATAGGATCTACAATTTCTGGTATAATCGTTACAACATTAGTTTTTTTCAAAATAACATTTTTTATATCATCTTTAGTAGTATTACTATAAGTCGTATTACCAACAGGTTTAACTGCTATATAAACTTTACCATATACTGCTGGACTTGCATCTTCACCACCATATACTGTAAGAGATTCTATATCAGTTCTTTCACTAAGTAAGATTGCTTTATAATCATCCTTAGTAGTTGATCGTTTTTGTGCTTGATATAATTTAGGTGCATTATTTTTTATTGAGTTCATTGACTCTAATGCCGCTCCACCAGAAGCTGCACTCGCAGTTGTTAAAGTATAATTAGCAGATGATAAACCAGCAACAGTACCAACAGCTATAAATGAACTTGCCTTATTTGCTGCTACTCCCTGCGTAATTAAATATTCAATAAAAATAATATTACCATCTACAAGTTTTTGTCCTACTGCTCCATCACCAAATAATATTTCATATTTTTGTTCTTCAACTTCTTGAATAAAATAAACCTTATTTGTAGAAGTAATAGTTGTAATATCTAATGCATTGCCATCAGTCCATGTAGTCACTGTTGAATCTGATGAAGAATTTTGAATCGTAACACTAACACCAGAAATATCTACATTTGAATTTGGAATAAGAAATCGTTGTGATGGATTAGACAAATCAACTGTATAGGTTTTAGTTAAAAGTGATCCTTCTTTAATTGCAAGATTTGAAATAGAATAAACATCAGCAAGAGGTGTAATAGCAGTTGCAACTGTAGTAGTAAAATTATAATTAACTCCATTAATATTTGTTTTAAATTTTGTATCTTTTGCAATAGTTATAGAAGTAGGAGAACCACTTGGTGTAAACGTCATATTCAAATATGCTGTTGGTGCAGTAGTAGAATTTGGAATAACATTTAAATGTTTTGCATGAGAAACAACTGATGATCTTAAAGAAGCTGTATCTAAAAACATTTCATTACCAAGCATGTTTGCATAGTAACCCATATAGTGAGTATTGTATGCAAGAATATCCATCAAGACATCCATACTACTTCCATCAAAATCATAGTCTGTAAATTGACTTTGTGATTTTAAAAAAGTCTTTAAATTTGATTTTATATTATCAAATTCTAAATCTGTAACTGATATTTTATTACTGGCCATTTATCTTATCCTCTCCAAGAACATTGAAACTTCAATCGGTTCCGGTGAATTTTGTATTCTAAAATATATAGAAACAAGAAATCCATTTCTATCTATATTTCCTGAAACACGAACACCACCTTCTGTAACAGTTATTTTATCATCTGATGATACTACGGCAACATCATCTACTCTCACACGAGGTTCATAATTAGTAATACAAGTACGAATAGCGTTCACAATATCATGTTTTGTATTAGCTGTTGCTAATCCAAATAAGTGTCGAGTTACTCCACCATCAATTTCAGGATGAAACTTTTTATCATATCTATTAGTCTGTATCAAATTTCTAAGGGATCTTTTAACGGCCTCTACATCTTTCTTTGTAGAAATATCCTTTGTC